AGGAGGAACAGTTCCTACTGTTGATCCTTTAGTAATTCGTGCAGATGTTACAAACAATCGTGCGCAGTTTATAGGAAGTGACACAGATAAAACCAACCATCCCCATGTGTTTACATTTACCTATCGTATTGTTTAAGAAGGAAAACTATGGCTGACCCCAACTTCAATTTTGTTGACCCTACTAATAGCCCCTACTTTGGTGGTAATGCTATTGATCCTGGCACCCTAGGAATGGGTGATGGAAGTGACTTTATGGATTGGGGTAGCCTACTTACCCCAGAACAATATGGTAGCTTCCTTACTCAAGCCGAAGGTGTTAATCGTGGAACTGACAACCGTAGAAACGGCCTTAGTTTTAACAAGGATAATTTTTTAAACTGGTTAACAACAAATAATTATCGTCTTGGTGAAATCAACAACAATGGAATGTTTGCTCGTGGTGTCTACGATTCTAACAACAAACTTATTTCGGGACAACAACGCGGTATTTATGATGGTAGGGATGGTGCAGAACTCTTTGGTTTAGCCTCCCTGTTTTTAAATCCTTTTGGTGGTATTGCCGCAGGCGGAGCAGCCGGTGGTGCCGGTGCTAGTATGGGCTTATCTGGTGGGCAAGCATCCGCAGCTAACAGTGCTTTAACTGGTGCTTTTAGCACAGCAGGTGCTGGTGGTTCAGACAAGGATATTCTTAAAGGGGCTGTTAGCGGTGGTTTGGCTGGGGGCTACAGCCCTAACGTAGCTGGGTACACTGGAATTGGTGATGGACCTATTGGACAGGCTGTAAACGGTGCTGTTCGCGGTGGTCTACAGGGCTACCTCGGTGGAGGTGGTAAGGGAGCAGGTCAGGGTGCTGTAATGGGTGGTTTAACCAGCGGCTTGAATGCTTTAGGTACTAGTAATAGTGGAGGTTCTAATATGGATGGTGGATATTCTCGTAGTCCTTGGGCTGGTAGTAGTCCTTCTTTTAATGCTTCTGTTGGTTTAGGTTCTTCAGATGTTTATGGAAGTAGTGCTGCTCCTTGGGCAAACCCCACACTCAACTTTGCTAGTGGTGATCCAGCAGGTCCTACAGAATCTTCTTCGTGGCAAGACACTTCTCTTGGTAAGTTTATGAGCAGTCTTGTCCCACAAACTCCAGAACGTCTTGGTGATCTTGCCCAGGGGCTTTTAGGGATGTATTCCGGTCATCGCCGTCGTCAAATGGCTAAAGAAATGATGGGCCGTTTTGGAGGCAATCGAGACAGCTATCTAGCCAATCTGCGTGGTCAGCTTGGTGCTCGTGATGCTCGCTCTGGTCGTCGTAGTAACGTAGCTGGTCGTGAAGTAGAGCTACAAGCTAAACTAGCAGAACTAGATAGTCGGAATGCTCCTGCAATGGCAGCGTTGTCTGATGCTCGTTTTAGTGGTCTTGAAACAATGTTGGCTTCTGGTCTACGTCTTGGTGGTAATCTTGGATTCTTTGGTTCTAGTTATCAGCGACCTGGAATGGCTCAACGTCCTATGCCAGAACTTCCTTCAACACAACCAAGCACATTAGATTATAGTCTTGATCCTCGTCGATTCCGTTTAGGTGGTGAATAACATGGATACATTACAAGGACTTGCAACCCTAGGGCGAGTTCCTTTGGACATGACCCTAGATGGTCTTGCTGCTGTACGTCAACAACAGCAGGCCGACACAATTGGTCTAGAAGAACTTATGCGCAAGCAGGCCCAGGCCCAGCGTATGGACCCCCTGCTTGTAGCTGAACAAGAGCTTCGTAACAAAGGACTAACATTAGGCAATCAGAAGAGTGGGTATGAACTTGCTTCTCTTGGACGTAAAGATCGTATGGAAGCAGAGCTATGGGATCAAACAAAAGCTTCAAAGCTTGCAGAACTTCTAGCCACGGAAAGTGACTCTAATATTAAATCTTTTGAAAATGGTATTTACCAACAACTTCAAAAGACTCCTCGAAATAGCCCACAATATAAGGTTCTTACAGGTGCTTTAGAAACTACTCGTGGTTGGATGGAAAAACGTCGTGACCAAGAGTTTGATTTAGAAAAACAACGTCGTCTGTTTGACCAACAACGTCAACTTGAAGACATGAGGCAAAAAGGTCGTGTCGCTCTTGGCAACCTTCGTAGGGATGTCACAGGAACGAAAGACCCTAAGAAGCTCGAAGAACTTCTGACAGGCTATACACAACAAGCTCTTTCAATGCCTCCTGGTCCGGAGCGTGATGAACTAGAACAGCAAATTGCTTATACACGAAGCTTAATGAATTTAGTTAAACCTCCTGTACCTGTGGTTAATCCTGCTGCGATTGATGGTGGTGTTCTTGAAGACCCCTCTACTCGTCCAATGCCTGTTTTACCAGGGTCTACCCCAAAAGCGACCACTTTTGATGCTGATAAAGAACGTCGATACCAAGAGTGGGTTAAAAAACAGTTAGGACAATAAATGACTGAACAAGAAGAGTTTGAATTTCGTTTTCGCTTTGAACAAGAGCAGAAACAAGGAAAGCTTAAAAAGCCAGTTGATAAGTTTTATTCCGACATTGGTGCAGGCTTCCGTAAAGGTTTAGCTGGAACTGGCAACACAGTTGACCGGGCTTGGTCTGGTCTAGCGGGAGCATTGGCTCGCCCGTTTGATGAGCAAGCTAGTGATGATATTTACAAAAAAATGCAGGAGCGAGTACAAAGCCGAAACGACTTTGCTGGAAACCAAGAAAACACTGGAATCATTCCTTCGTTAATTGGACAGCTTCCAACTCTTCCTGCACAAATTCTTTCTCTTGCTGCTGCTCCCTTTACTACGGGGCAAGAAATGCTTGAAGCTGGAGAATCTATGTCTACGGCACAAGCAGGGCAGGCAATTACTGGTGTTAGTAATGCGGCAGCTATGGCTGTACCTATGTCTCTTGGATCAAATATTTTGGTTAAGGCAGGTACTGGTGCTGCTACTAACATGGGGATGACTCTTGCTCAAAATGAAGCATTAAAAGCTCTTTCTGAAACTGAAGAAAGTAAAAAGAGATATACCACAACCCAACGTGATCTAGCCGAGGCTGGGTTACTTGGCCTAGGTTTTGGGGTTTTAGGGCCCACTACTCCGTTAAGACACCCTTTAAAGAAAAAAGAAAAGGAAACTTCTAAACCTAACTTTGATTCCATTGTAAACAAGGAACAACCTCCTGTTGAAAAGGCTCCTAAGATTGAAGTACCTGAGCTTCGTCTAGAGAGTCCTATTGCTGCTGAAATTCGTGTAGCCCAGCAAAACAAGCGTATGCCAAAGGCAGAAGACTACAACAACCGTGATGCCAACGTGCGTGCGGTTGAAGAAGAAATTGCTGCTATGGAAGCTATGCAGAAGAAAGCTGCTGAAGATGCTATGTTTGAAGAGCAAGCTGCTACACACGCTTTCCTGCGTGATGCACAGCAAACTGTTATTGATGACACACCTTATGGTAATCCAGGTGCTCAGTTTGGTTTCACTCCTGAGTTTGGTCGTGTAGATGAAAACGGTATTCCTATCCGTGCAGACCTCTCTATGGATGCACAGAATGTGCAGAATCCTCTACAGCGCAATCTATGGGGTGATGAGCTTCCTATTCGTACAGGTGACAATGGCCTACCACTAACTCAAGCTCTAGATAAGATGCCTGAAGGCAGTGCTCGTGACTTGGCTATGGAACAACTTACTGGTCAACCTACCCGTCCGTTAGACAGCCAAGTTATGGATGTTCTAAATCGTGGTATGTCTGGTAGCCAGCGTGGTGCGCTGAATATGGAAATCTTTGATCCTTTCTTTAGACGAGAGAAAGACCTTCCTAATGGTATTCGCTTAGTCTTTAGTGGTGATACAGAAAATCCTGCGGTTAAAGCCTATCGCAATGGCCGTGAAGTTGGTGAGCTTCGTCTAGAAGCCGACACGTGGTTTAATCCTACTGCTGAAAGTAATACTCGTGCTCAGTGGGTAGAAACTACTAAGAGTCCTGTAGCCAATCTTGCCCCTGAAATGTATAAGTTTGTAGCGGAGCTAGGCAACGATGTTGTTCGCTCTAAAACACAAACTCCTGATGGTAAGGCTATGTGGGATCGCTTTGAGAAGAGTGGTCTTGCTTCTCAAGGAATGATTCGTGGACAGCGTGGTGCTATTGACTTTGAAGCTATTTCACAAAAACTAAAGGACATGGGTTTTAGTTTTCCTCGTGCTGGTGAGGTAGATATTAAGCCTCGTCCAACTAAGTCTCCTGAACAAGTAGCTAAGGCTACGGAGCTACGCCAGAAAGCCAATGCTGCTGGTTTAAAAGGCACTGCTTATGATCGCATCACCACACTAGAAGAAGCTGTGGCTGATCCTGGTAAAGATGTCTCTGCTTCATGGGGTCGGGATGAGCTTGTCTCTGGTGTTGAGGGTATGGTGCGTCTGCATGAGGGTAACAACCTCCTAAAGTTTGCTCGTTCCACTGTGCAGGATGCACGCAACGCTGCTGAGACAATGGTCAAGAAATATCTAACCAACAACAAAGATGGTCTCACTGTCTATTGGGCAAAGCTATCCCAAGAGGAGCGGAATGCCGTTGTAGGTTTGTGGACTGCATTAGATAAGTATCAAAAGCCTTTAACAGAAGCAATTATGGCTGAGGCCGGCTTTAATGAGTACCAACGTGCGTTCTTAAACAAAGCTGTAGAAGCTACAGACGCTCTATATGCCTCTAAAGCAGAACAACTAGGTCTCTTAGGCTTTGAGCCACATCAATACCGCAAAGGCTATATGCCTGCTCTGTTTGATGGTGCCTATCGTACTCTAATTGGTAGTCGTGATGCTAATGGCAACTTTTCTATTAAGGCTGTGGCACAGGCTGACACTAAGGTTGGTCACGCTAAAGCCGTAGAATATTACAAACAACAGTTTGGTGATTCTGTAGAGTATGTCACTCTGCCCCGTAAGAAGCTTCCTACGTCTGCTGGTCATGGACGGTCAAACCTCACAGAAAGCCTCAACAGCTTGCTGCTAGAAGTTGCTAAACGTGACCCTGCTTTTGCTGAAGTGAAAGCTGTGGTAGATCAGAAGATGGCTGACCACTTCTCCAATCTATACAACTTCCAAGTCCATGAAAAGATGAAGAAGGGTGTAGAGGGAGCTATTGGTAAGCGCCCTTGGCTAGAAGCCTCGCAGAACACTAACGAGTTTATGCGGGCTTTTATGAACTATATGGAGGAGGGGTTCCGTTACACTCACTACCAGAAGCCGCTGAATGATATTGCGGCTATGACTGGCAATCCTGCTTTGAGAGACAGGTTTCCAAATACAATGCGTTATCTGGACAAATATCAACAGCACCTTGCTGGGGGTAGTTTGAATGCTGTTGGTGGTGCAGGGAACGCTCTGATTGATTCAGTAGCTAAAACCCTCACCGTGGGTAACGGAAAGATGAATGAGGTGAAGCATGAGCTAACTCATTGGAGTAGCTTGCATATGATGGGTGGTCCTAACCTGGGCTTCTTTGCTATGCAGCTTACCCAGATTCTTTCAGGAGGTATGCCAGAGGCGGTTGCTCTACGTAATCGTCTAGGAATGAATGTGGAGAACTTTACACAAAGCCTGACATTTGCTCCTATTAACCTTGTTAAGCTTGCTGCTGAAGATATGTTAGGTCGTCCTGCTGATGTTCCACAACATATGCGTGAAGCATATCAGTGGGCACATGATGTAGGTATGTTTACATTCTCTGAAGCAGAACTGGCTCACCAAGTTAACCAAGGCAAAGTACGGAAGAAGGTCGATCAGGTGTTAGGTTTGCCTATTGAAATGGGTGAAAAGCTAACTCGTCCTACCATCTTCATGCTGTATGCTGATATGTTCCATCGGGAGGGGTACACCGGTACGGATGGTTTGTCTCGTGCTCAGGCTGCTACAGAATGGGCTATGGCTAACTACCATCCTGATGAACGGCCAATGATTTACCAAAACCTTGGTGTTATGGGTCACTTAGCAGGTGCTCTTGCAACCTACAAGCACAACTTTGTAGGCCAGCTTATGGCTCGTGCTAAGAATGCTCAGAAAGACCCAACAGCTATGCTTCTAACCGGAGCTTTAGGGTTTGGGTTATATGGCTTGATGGGATTCCCAGGTGCTCAGGAAATGACAGAGCTTGCAGAATATCTCACAGACAAACCTGTTCGTGAAATGATTTTGGAGTCTCCTACAGAACCTAGCGCATGGATGGATGGTTTGCTTTCTGCTTCTACAGGTCTGGACTTCCAGAGCCGTCTAAGCCAGAGTAGTCTGTTCCCGGACACTCCGCTGTCAATGTTCCCACACATTAGCAACATTGTAACCACAATGGACAAGGCTTATCAAGTGGGTAAGACAGGTGGACAGGATATGGCTGCTTGGGAGCAGCTTGGTAAACAAGCACTTCCTTCTGGTGCCCGTGGTATGTTTGAAGATGAAATGTCGGAGAACCCACGAACTGGAATGAATAAGTATGACACTCCTCGTTCTGAAGATGAGCAGAAATGGCGTGCTGTTATGGGTATTAAACCTCTGCGTGAAAAGCTTGCTGATGACCGCACATGGGCTAACAGTAAGATTGAAAAGCGCCGGGATGATAAGATTCGTGATGCACAGACCCGTTATGATCGAGCCCTTTTAGGGAATGATACAAGCGGTATGTCTAAAGCTAAGGAAGACTACATCAAGAACGGTGGTGACATTCGCACTCTGCTAGACAGCAATCGCATTCAGCAAATGCTTGCCAAGAGCAAAATGTCTGAGGAACAGCGTAAGGCTGGTATTCCAGGAAATAACATTAACCAGATTAACCAGTTTAATCAATTTACTCCGAGACAATAAGTATGCAAATTAGTTATGTAGGGAAGGAACTCCTCAAAGAATTTGAGGGGTTTGAAGAGAAAGCCTATCTCGATACCGGTAATGTTTGGACCATCGGTTATGGTACTATTCGCATTAATGGTAAGCCCGTTGAAGCAGGGCAAACTTGTACTAAAGAGCAAGCAAGTGTTTGGCTTGAAGAAGACCTTGCTTGGGCACAGACTGCTGTTAATCGTCTTGTGAAGGTAAAGCTGACACAGAACATGTTTGATGCTCTTGTGTCCTTTGTCTATAACATTGGTGAAAGCGCCTTTAGTAAAAGCACTCTCCTGCGTCTATTGAATGCAGAGCAATATGTTATGGCTGCCAATCAGTTTGATCGGTGGGTGTTTGACAATGGGAAGAAAATTCAAGGGTTGGTCAATCGACGAACACGAGAGAAACAGCTTTTCATGAAGCAATAAAAAAGGGGCCTTATGGCCCCTTTTCTTTATCTGCGTGTTGTTACGGATGCGCAGCCCCCGCCCCATCAGGGGAACTTTCCAAGGGTCATCCTTGGGCAATTTGTTCTCCTTTAATCAAATGAATACTCTAAGACACCCATACCAGTGCCAAGGTCATGCTTGCTTGCAACTAACACCGCTTCTTTAGGAGACTTTCCTAAAGTCATAGAGGCAATTGCAAAGTTCATTCCGCTTCCAATAGCAAAATGTTTATCAGGAATTTCCATCCAATTTTTTAGGTTGGTAGCATGATACATTTTCTTTTTATCGGTGAGCATTAAGAACTCAATTCCTCGGCATCGAGGGGGTTTGGTGCTTGGATCGGAAAACCAAGCAACCACCTCCCCCCAATCATCCGCATTGCCTGCAAACCCAATAAAGGCCTTATCAACTCCAAACATCTGCTGAGGCACCGTGCCTGATAAGGCGAGTACCTTAGTTTTTGTTTTCATCTTTAGATTGCCTCGATAGGTCATCTGTAGGTCACAGGCAATAGATGTACGGTTACATGCAATAGTAGTCAAATGTAAAAATTACCTTTAGAGTCAGATAAAAAGTAGTTAGACTCCACAAGAACCCCCCTTACCTGTAATTTCGCAAATATCCGCTTCTTCAAATACCGCCCCTTTGTGGGAAAGGGCCTCATTATAGTCACACTCAGTAATTGGCTGTCCGCCACGAGAGCCATCGGGGTAGCACGTAAAGCCCCGCAAACGTGGGGCATACTTAGCTAACACTGTGGCAAAGGTAGGCACATCTGTTTCTTTGTTCCCTTTGGAACCCCAGCTTGGTAAATTAATTGTGCTACTAATACTCATATCAACGTAATCTTGTATGTCTGCTTGGAATTTAATTCGCTGTTCATAGTTGTGTGAGAGTTTGTAGGCTGTGTCAATTGTCTCAGGGGCTACACCAGTTTCCTTGATGATTCGGTCTGCTGTTGCATCAACTACGTAGGAATATTTCCACTTTGTTCCTTCCGTGAGGAATCGTCTTTTGTAAGCAACTGCAAACAACGGTTCAATGCCTGTCGTTGTACTGGCAAGAATTCCAATAGTCCCTGTTGGCGCAATCGCACGATATGCAACAGGTCGGCTAATATAGAATCTATCGCAATGCTCGTTAGCTGCTCTTTCAGATTCAGTTTTGTATACGCCGAGCCATGTGTGTAGTTCATCTGTTACCTCATATTTCTGTCCACGCTGCAAGAGCCACTCGTGAATTCCCATCAAGCCCAAACCAAGGCGGCGGTTCTTCTCTCGAACCTTGTACACCTTCTCGTAAGGTAGGTCTGCCCTTAGAGTTCCACATACCAGGAATTTGCTTGCGATGCTGACCACTTCTCTGAATTGGTCCAGAGAGTGTATATTTCCAAGGTTGATAGAACCAAGATTACATACGTCGCTGTCATCTTCTGACGTAACCTCGGTACAAGCATTGCGAAGCGTTTCATTTTGTTTATTACCAAAGTTAAAGGAGAACCCAGGCTCACCTGTTTCCATTGCCTGTCGGACATTCTTAAGGAAGACAGCATTGTTTTCTAGCCCTCCTAATAGGGAAGCATCATCATAGTTCACCGAGATATTGGTCATATCTAACGGTGCCCAGGCATTGAAATCCTTCTCTTTAGCAGCCTTTACTTCAGGCGACCAATTCTTTGCTCCAAGGAAGAGAGGAATGTCCTCATGTTGCCAATTGAGCGAAGCGTAGATTGCACTGCGTCGGCTTCCGCCTTGCATAACATTCCGTCCGATTTCATTGATTGCTGACATGAGGGGGATAGGGCCAGAAGCGATACCACCAGTCCGCGATAGAGGCTTTCCAGACGCTCGTAGTCGGCTGTAGTCAATTCCAATACCTCCGCCAGTCATTAGACAGGACATAGCTCGCCATGTTACGTTGCTCCATTCTTCTCGTGTGTCCTCTTCGGCACGGAGTAAATAACAGTTATTGTAGGCTTTATAAGGCCGGCCTGCATAATAGAGGTATCGTCCACCGGGAATAAACCGCATTTCTTTAATGTGGTTTGCAAGCTCTTTTCGATCTCCATCCGACATGAGAATGGGGAGAGTGCCGGATCGTGAGCCACAGACATCTTCAACAAGACGGTCTGCCAATGCGTCCCAGGTGTCATTAGGTCCTTGTGCATATTTGTTCCGAAAAATTGTTTCTGCGAATTGAGTCTTAAAACGATTTACCTGCATCTTCTTCCTTTAGATATTCCTTAACTTCTTCTTGTTTCTCTTTGTCTTCTTGAATGCGTTTACGAAAGCGAATGTTCTTCCCTTTGTTTAAGGAGAGATCAGGATTCTTATCTGTCTTTTTAGGGTCAAACTGCTTTTGCATATAACTTGTCAAGATTGTCTTCAATTTTATCTGTAAACTTGTCCACCAATTCGTCAGAAGTAATTTCTAGAAGTTCTAGAAGGATTGTTTCTTCCGTGTTGCGTAGCACCTCAAGTAGTTCCTGTTTGTCCACTGCTCATCGCTCACTTCCTGAGCCAATAATTAAATTACGCTCTTTACGGCTTTCTAGTTTTTCTAAATTGGCTTGAGCAATGTCTGCTAGATGCCAACCATTATCGTATGCTACTTGTCCCAAGTACCAGAGTACGTCACCCAACTCTTTGTGGAGTTTAGTTGCTGCTTGGTCAGGAGTGAAGTCTCCACGAAGCATTCGTTTAAAAACACCAGCCACTTCACCGGCTTCTTCAAGAAGCCCCATAATACGCTCTTCTGGAGGGCTTGTAGGAACACGGAAAGAGAGGCAGGCTTGTTGGTAGTCATTAAAGTTGTCCATTGTTTTTATTATTCCTTGGCATTGTGTAAAGATTGATTGGGGGTAGGTGTAGTTTTTGCCAACTCAACCTCAATTGTTTTTTGCAGGAAGTGGATTGCTTTTTGCAAATCTTCAATTCCGTTTTTATGTTTCCATCGGGCAATGTATTTGAGGGCGGTTCCGTCAAGATAGCCAAGCCCCCAGGCAGTGATTACATCCCAAGGTTCATATCCTTTAAACTGTTTATAGTGGGTTCCACCGTGTTGAACCTCATTTGCACTCATAGGTATTTGTCTTTCAAAAACTTAAGGGATACAGGCATCAAATCAAACTCACCGTCTTGAACATCGTGTAGAACCAGAATACCTTGCCAATGCTTATTGCCTTGTGGGCCAAGGTAGTCTTCTTGGTGTTCATAACAACTACCAGCAATTACTGATGTGAGTCGTTTTCCATCCGCACGATAGCTGGTGGCGATTTGTAACCCTTGTTGGTGTCCACTGATACAGGACATATGCTTTTTACTAAGCTGCACAGCAGCAGAGCTACAAGGACGCCCGAGTAGACCAGTGGTAAAATAATGACAATATGCAATGTTGTCGATAACCACCGGCTCAAGGAACGGATAGACTTCCCATCCTGCTTCTGCATACTTTAAATCTTCAAGCCCAATTGTTCCATCAAGCTTTGCGTCGTCGTTAACGGCACGAGAAATTCGGGCCTCGTGATTGCCGAGTGTGAGCACAAGACGGGGTACATATTGCGAATGCTTACTTCGCCTGCGGCTTCGATTGTACTCAGTGAGTGGTGCCAGCAATGCTGCCATGCCTTCGCGTGTTGCTTCAATGTCGGCTTTATACCGTCGTCCTTCAAACGATTTCTTGCCCACGTCGTAAGAAGATAAACTAGGCATATCCGCAAAATCACCAATACAAACAACGACATCTGGTTTCTTAGCCACGATGTAATTGCCAATTGCTTTAAGAAAGTCAAGGTTGTCTCCTGGTCGAAGCTGTACGTCAGGAATTACTAGGTGTCGCATTAATTAAACAAATCCCCTTGTTCTGGAGGTGCATCATCAAGCATGTCTGCTGGAGTTTCCACACCATATAGTTTAGCTAGGCCGTTTGCAACTAGAAAATTCAAAGCAAACCCAAGGAGTGCTTGTGTTTGTTCTGGATTTAACGACGTTGTAAACTGAATACTTCCGTCATCATTGTGTACAGGTACTTGGATGTTCATTTTTCTTTCTTTTCTTTTTGAGTTTTCTTATCGTGGCAGCTAACGCAGAGGACTTGTAAATTGTCTTTATCACAAAAGAGTCGTTCGACAAACGTGTTCCAGTCAACAAAACCATCTGATGGGGTGACGACTGGTTTGATATGATCGACCTGAACCATTTTAGCAGGGAAATCCTTTCGGCACTTTCTGCATTTGTAATGCTGTGCCAGCCTCTTCGTTGCTGGATTAATCTTTTTCTCTGTCTTAGCTTCATTTAATGTTTCATACTTAGGAGGCCATCGTCGTGTACCACTACGCAGGACAGAAACAATAAATGCTTTCTTACGAGCAGGAGTCCAGTCTTTAGGTTTCGTTGTACGGGTCACTCCAAATATCTCCAGGCTTACGCCAAATCCATAAGACTTGCGCGTTCATTTTAAATTCTTCATATGACCCATACTGGTTGGTCACTGCGTCGTACCATCGACGACCAAGCTCTTTGTCATTCTCTTCCGCATAACATGCGTCCAAAAGCTTTTTGGCCTTGACTGGACCGATGTTAGGGACGCCTTTGATTCCGTCAGCGGTGTCACCGACAAGACACTGATAATAAAAGAAATAAAGCCCCTCTTCAGGGCTAACGAGAGATTGTTCTTTTTTAACAAAATTATACTTCCATCCAGGGATTTGCCACAGGTCTTTATCAATTGTACAGAGAATAGATTCCTTACCTAGCTCTGTCTGTCGTACACCAAGCATGTCATCAGCTTCACAGCCCTGTGACCAGTTGGCACCATATTCAGAGGTTAGGTAGTCTTTAACTTCCTTTTCCCACTTAGGCCGTTTAGCCTTAATGCGATTGGCTTTGTATTCAGGATATACACCATATCGGAAATTATCTGGGCCAGAGAGCCAAAGCTCAACTTCAGACACATTCAATACCTCAGTGATTTCCTTTAACATGCCATCTGCTCGTGAGCAGGCTACCCAAGCCTCTGCCTCATCTTCAGCACTAAAAGCAGCACGGAAGGTAAGAATGTCAGCATCAATTAAAGCTTTCATACTTTCAGTCTTTCCGTAGTGCCTTCATCTGTTGTGTACCACACTTCTTTAATTCCCACCGATCTAATAAGTCCCATACAATGGTCACAAGGACGGCTAAGGCCAATCCTGCCACCGCTAGTAAAGCGAGACACAAACAAACTACTACCAACCAAATCATGTTGGCGACCTTTCTTTAACAATTTAAGAATAGCGCTGGCTTCTGCATGACGAGTAGCTGTCTTGAGTAAAGAGCTAGGTTGCCGGGTATTAAACCCTGTTGCCAAAATGTTGCCACCCTTTACAATTACAGCACCTAGGCGATGCTGCTTAAATGTACTTTCTTTAGCAGCTTTGGCTGCCATACGCATTGACATTTGTACTCCAAATGTGGGCTTACCCAAAGTCCCTAATAGGAAACTTAGAAACCAGTTCGCATTCAACTTCCCACAACTTATCACCCACAGGATAGGAGGTACATTCTACTTTCCATCGCTTGTGGAATGCCCAATCATAGGCAGCATCACGAAACTTCTTACGCTCAGAAAGAGAAAGGGGATGGGTTCTCACCCAATCCCCTACTCGTTTTAAATGTTCAGCAAACCGATATTTGTCTTCAGGAAATGTTTGTGTCCAATTACAACTTCGGTAGACCATTAATGCGGAATATCACTGTCCATATCTTCAAGCTTCTGTGGAGCTTGAAGAGCATCATCAGTGCCATACACAAAGTCTACGAACTGCTGTGCTACCTGAAGAGTATCGTTTACACCATAATCACCTGCTTGGCTAGTATTTTTTAGGTACTCAAGAGAATTGGCAATAGAACTCTGTCGCACAATCATTAACTGACGTTGTGCTCTCTCTTCAGGAGTTTCGTATGTACTACGAACAGGAGTGGAACTTGGCTTACCAGGAGAAGCCGAGGCTCCAGAATTAGGAGAGTCATCGACTAATTCGATTTTCGCCCAATTGGTATATTTACCGTTCTGTGTAGTTTCTACGTTAACCGTTTTATTGACATACTTTTGTACGTCTTTGAATACCTGTGGATTGCTAAACGACATAATCTTGGTTGTCTTAGCATCACCTTTGTACAGGTAATTGACATTGGCTACCTCATAGCCGTTCTTACCGTTCTTAACAAACTCTACGTTTACTTCTTGAATCTTAACCTGAAAACTCATTTTTGATGTTCCTTTAAATATTCTATGTATTTATGAAGCAACTCTATGCTGTCTTCACTTGCTCCTAGTACGTGGTTACACCGCATACACAGAAGCTTTCGTACTTGACCAGTAGTATGACAATGGTCTACAGCAAAATTTTTTGGTTTCTTAGTACGAAAATCAATTACTGTTTCGGGCTGCTTACAGATATAACAAGCATTATTTTGCTGAATTAATTGAGCTTCATATTCTTCAAATGAAATTCCATACTTCCGCAAGTAGTGTCGTTTACGATTTTTTAGCCGTTCACGTTCCTTATTCTGTTGATACCAAGCCGCTTTGTATTCTTTAAATTTCCAATGTTTACTTGTCATACATTTATTGTATCATTTATACTCTTTCATGTCAAGCTTATTTTTTCCATACAAAATCTCACAGGTAAGAGGTAAAGAAAAGTTGTAGTTAAAGTGCTCTTGACACAACTTTGGAACAACTTCTACAGATTCTTTAAGTATTGTGGCTACCTGTTCAAGATGTTTGGAATGGCAGTCGATAACCACTGAGTCATGGATGGTCTGAACCATCTGAAACTCTAGTCCCGAGTCTTTGAGACGCTGAAATGCTTCGATGCGAGCAAGCATCACAAGGTCAGCACCAAAGCCCTGAACAGGGTAGTTCTTAATCTGTGTTAACGGCCACTTCCAATCGCCATACTTGAAGGTTGGTTCAAACGGATAATAGCGCCCTGAAGGGATTGCTATGTACCCATCACGTTTTACATCAGCTAGAAGTTTGTCATGCCATTTTTTAATTCCGTTGTACTTGGTGTAATAGCGGTCAATAACTCCTTCCCAGAACTTAACCGAGTCCGATACGCCCGTAAAGTCCGGATCATTCGCATAAGAGTATGCACTTCCTCCGTAAATAAGCCTGAACTTGAAAATCTTAGCGATAAGTCTTCCAGGCTTTCCTTCTCCGAGGTTGAAGGCAACACGGTTGGAGTCATGAATGTCTACCTTATCAATAATCTCTTGTCTTAATACAGAGTCGCCAGAGAGTTCAGCGGCGACAACAACCTCTAGCCCTTTGACATCGACGTTGATAAGCATTCGATTACAAAATCGTAAAGTTCGGCACGAGCTTTTCCTGCCAGTTGAGAATATTTTTCTTGCTGTTTATAGCTTTGCTGAGGATGCTCATCGGCACATCCACTACTGTATGCCATATTGTGAAGCACGTTAATTTTTCTACGAAGAATTGTTAATTGTTCTTCAGTCATATCTACTCACTAGAAATTCATCTAATTCAGGGGGGGTGTTTTGCATATTAGGACCACTACTACTAAGGCGCCCTGTACGGGCAACGTTCTGATTGAAGCTGGCATGAACTAGGTTGTCTTGCCATTGCTTCTCTTCAAACTTGTCAAAGAGTCCTTGGAACATTTCAGCTACTTTGTTCTGTACACCGCGTTGCAGAAGAAGCTCAATGATCCTCTTGTCTTCTTTGCTCCGCGCACTAAGTTGTTTAAGGGTCGGTTCGTCGGTTTGGTAAAAGTGATTGGCCGACGGGTCGGCGTCTTTCGTTTTCTTTACTTCAGTATTTTCTAGAGGCTTGAATCTCCGAGGAAAAACTACAGTTTCGGTAAACCAAGAGTTTTTTGTGTACCTCTGTCCTTTCTTTACACCGCTTTTATAAACAGCTTCTTCTGGAACAGCGTAATCAAACACAAGGGTTCCCCCATAAAGAAACGCAGAGAGTTGATCTCCGGAGTCCCAATTGAACGTCGCATGGTTTATCTCCGGGAGAAATGCTTTAAGAGATTCTTCACACTCTTTAACGACAGCCTTTGTTGAGGATAGTTTCTGTAGCGCGCCTTCATTGTCAAATACAACCCCGGCTCGTTCCATGTGGGCCAACACCTTAAGGTCTTCACCAAGGAGAAGAACCAATCGTTTCTGGTCGTCAGAGAGTAGCTCCATCTGAACCTTGAACAAAGCTTCAGTTTGCTGCACATCCCACTTGTTGTATTCCTCAAGGATGTTAATAGGAATTTCATCTGTTTGATAGCCAGCATCCCAAAGCTCTTTAACCAAGTCTTTCTTGGTTTCTAGGCCATATTTCTCAAGGCATTCGTTTAGTGAAGCAAATGCTTCTTTCTGTCCGGTGTATATAAATTCTGCTAGTTGGCAGTCCCAAATAGAAGAAGATAGATCGAGTAGCTCACTACACCAATGCAAGTCAAACTTAAAGTTAAAACCGACC